TACCACCAGCACCAAAGCCACCACCAGCACCAAAGCCACCACCAGCTGGTGCTACTCGCTGCGGCGCCGGTGCAGACGTTGCCATCGGTGCAGACGCGGGCTGGGGAGCACTTTCACCATATGTTGCACCGGCGGCGGCGGGAACCGGGCCGCCACCTGCTGCCTCCTTTTCCTTAGCTTCCTTCTCTTTTTGTTCCGGAGTTTTCTTCTTCTCCGCCCTCGCAGCTGCCTTCTTCTCCTCCTTTTCCTTATCTCTCGCTGCATCAGCTGCCGCTTCCTTAGCTTTCGCTTCCTCTCTTCTAACGTCCCTCTTCTTTCTCTCTTCTGCTTTTTCTTGTTTTGCCTGCTCGTCCTTTTGCTTCTCCTCATCACTTCGTCCCATCCCCGGAATCATATCCTTCAGCGCGTTCCATTTGTCCACTACCCAGTCCCACACATCCAGCGCCGAATCGATTACCCATTGAAATGTATCAACCCACTTATCAAATAGCCAGCGAAACATCTTCCCCCAGGCCTTGGCCAACTTATCGTTAAAATCTTCAACTTCCTCTGCTAAACCCTCGAATCCAAGCAAGTCAAGTACCATTACTAACAGTTGTCCCGGAAGCTTCAAGATATTTGTCAACATATTTTCGAATCCCAGCTTGACCCCTCTAAGAATACCGCCCCCTTCCCCGGAAAAGCCGGCCATGAATCCCTCTACAAAATCCCATAACATCATCAAGACTGAAATAATGGGATTCGCCCGGCCTAAAAACCTACCGAAACCCTTAAAGAGGGTAAATAGTTTACCCAATATGGGGTTTTGCATAGCTTTTCGCATCATTGACAAGGGCTTAGCAGCTCCCTCTACCGCCGCCTCCGTAGAAGAAAAGATCCCTCCAATTTTTTCAACGACCCCCCAAATGTAACTAATGGTCCCCTTAATTCTCTTAACAAAATCAGTAACAGGTTTAAACAAACTTTTTAGTTTCGCCGTAACATTGTTCTTGAACTCTCTTATAGGCTTCACAAAAGCTTTAAAGCCTTCTTCTATTTTAACAATAAAAGCTTCTATTTCACCCACAATATTTGTCTTGACATTTTCTATCTTCGTCACAAAGTTTTTAAAGCCCTCGGGCATTGCTTCATAGATGACTTTCGCTACTTTTCCTAGCTTACTAAACATTTCACCTAGCCCGCCAAAGATTCTTCCAATCAGACCCGCGCGCCATACTTCAATAGCAGTCAACCAAGCCCGCAGCTTCTCCCGAACAAAATCATTTGTTGACGCAATAACGGCAAACAGTGCTACAAGACCTTTCTGCACCGGTCCCATATCCGGCAGCTTCCCCTCCTTCATATCCTGTTCCTCAACGTCATAGCTAACCTTTTCCCCATCCCGAGCCGCCCGGGCTTCTTCGGCTCGATCTCTTGCCTCTTCAAGAGACTCCATAAATTGTTTTTCAAAAGTCCGCATAATACCCAGCATATCAGAAAGCAGGATGTTAGTCTCAGACAGTCCTTTATCAAGAGAATGTTGGATGCCCGCAAATGAAGAAAGGACACTTGAAAATCCTTTAATTAAAATGGTACCAACATTAGGCGCACCTCCGGCATCGCCTTTAGCGGACACAGCGGTGTATTCGTTGACTACCGTTATGTTTTGTGTACCACCTGAGGCGGAACCACCTGAAGCTGATAATAGTGGAAGTGCCATGGTTTACGATAATCCGTGTTGTTGTTGATGCTGCAATTTTTCTTCTTTCAGGTATTTAAGCACTAAATTTAAGTAAATATCACGTTCCCACGGAAACATTTCATCTAATTCTGTGATTGAATATTTATGGTAAAAATTAAGTGCCCATGTCGTCTCGTAGTAATTAGCCAACGAGGTATGCAACAGGGCCGTTAAAAAAAATCCCTTATCCCACTGAGGGTGACCTCCTCCTGCTGGCCGCATTCACAGGTATAAGGTATGGTGAATTCAACTTTAGGAATGTTGTCAAAAAATGTCACCATCTCTTTAATTTTTTCAGCTCCTATGGATTCAATAAATGCAGCAGCCTCTTTTAATGAATCCGGATAAAAAACACTATCGCCTTCAAAAACAGATTCAAGGGATAGGGACATCAACTCAAAAGCTTGGGGTACGCTAATTTCTTTAGTGGCGGCATCGGGATTAGCGCCACCTAATGTCTTTACCATTTCATGGAGTGTAAGGTACCTTAGTTTCATACCCATTGTATCTGAAAGCATAATGATTTGCTTTTTAGGATCAACAATTGGCGGCGTAATATCATCATAATTAATTTTTACCATTGTAGTCTTATCGCATGGTTGGCCATCTTTACGTTTTCCATCACGATGTTTATAACCCAATGTAATAGATTCACCAACAGATTTACTCCTAATTTTAATAAACAGGTACTCAATATCAAAAGAAGTTAATTTTTCAGCACGGATGTCATTCTGGAGTACACATGCCTTAACTACATTAACCATCGCATCTGCGATGCTTCGCAAGTCTTTAGCTTCAGCTGCCATCAAAAGGACTTTTTCTTCCTTCACAGTAAATGGCCTAAATGTAACCTCCTTGCTCGTTGAAGGCAATTGGCATGTAAAAGTTGGAATAGATGCTAATTTAGGTAATGCCATAATACTCCTTTCATTTATCTACCAAATGGTGAAACTGATCCCAATCCGCCGGCAAAAGCCCTGCCTGGACCACTTACAGTCTGGGCATTGGAACCAAGTAATTGCCCTGGGCCCGCACGCTTAATAACAGAAGCAGCTGGCATAAAACGGTTGAACCCCTCCATTATTTTACGGAGCAGGCCTTTCTGAACTGCATCTGGTACCTCACCAGAAGAAAACGCGTGTTCCTCCGTCATCATAAAGTAATTAAATTGGACTGTTAATTTTGCCAATCCATCAGCAGACCAGTCCATACCTACATCATTTATCATCACTGGATATGCTTCGCGCAATGTTAATTTAGTTGCCGCAAGGGGAGGCGGGCCCTGCTTTTTTTTGCCTAATCCAAAAAGGTCAAATCCAAGGGGCTTGGTAAGGACATTAGGTTCGAACCCAAGATCCCTTGCCACATCTTGGATAAAATCACTAATGCCACCCTTAGCAACCTTTCGTTTTTGCCAAAACGGCGATTCCCCAAATTGGGAAACATCAATCGTGCCAACACACGAATCATAATATCCAAGATCAAAAATTCCTGGTGCTGGAGCTTGCGCCCCATTAATACGGGCACCTCCCACAAAGAGGTCTTGCCATGCCATGAAAAATTGCCGTTCCCACATATCTTCTGATAAGATCACTTCTATCTGGCACGGAGGAAAGACTTGCTGCCATGGCATTTCACGGTGTGGTCCAATTGTTTGCCGTTTAAATGTCTGGAGGGCCCGGCCAGGAATGTTTACTGCTGAAATCCGCAGTGGCAACGATGTTTCAGCTTTCTTCAAGTTATTTAATAACAGGTGAGGGGGCGTGATAGTCACAAAGAAATTTGATGATTTGGCAATTCCCATCTTGCCAATTTCAGCTGCAAATGCTCCGATACCAAATGGCATTAGTATTGCTCCTTGCTCCAAGTATAAACAGTACTTTCACTTGCCTTTTGCCAATCAGCAAGTGGCATAAACAAAGCCATATCCCATTGCTTTGGATCGATATACAAAAAATTTCCTTGTACGTGCGACATTAAGTAATGTTTAAAACACGGCCTAAAAAATCTAAAACTAGAGATGCTCTTGAGTAAAGTGTAGGTTGCTTCAAACCTGGTTGTTTGGTCATACTTTTTGTTGGTGATGAGGTTATACAACGCATCCATAAATTTTGCACGGATGTCTAATGGTAAATAGTGTAAATTAAGGCCATAAAATCCAGTACCAACCTGACTGATGGAAGCTGTTTTGACTGGAATGCAGAGCGGCCACCGGTCCCAAAACGGCAACCGTTGCTTGAATTTGGCACCATACTGAAACAAATACATTGCCCCCATCGCCGGCTTTGTTGTACGGACACTACCAGAGGAGTGTACTGTAGTGGCACTGGCAGACATTGATTTAGCTTGGTCCCGAAACCATTTCCTTGATTCTATAGTTTTATTGGGCATATACCCAGCCCGCGCACCTGCTTGCAGTAAATTCGAAAAAACCTTTATAGCCATAAAGCTATTTAGACTAGACAAAGGGCGTATTTTCTTCGGTAAATAACGCAAACTCCCATCCGGCTTTAGCACATAATTCTTTTGTAGCTGCCCATTTAGCCTGGTTAATTCCCCACCGTATGGCTTCACTTAAATATCGTCGCGTTTGCCTTCCTGTTGGCGTTGGAAGGGGTGGGCGGGTTTGCGCGGCAGGCTTAACTTCAACCACGGTAGTTGTTACCGTTCCGTCGGGTTTACGGATAGCAACGATAAAATCTGGAAAATAACGGTGGATACAATTATCACGCGGACTGCGGTAGGGAATAGAGAATTCTTCACTCGCCCACTTAATAACTTCTGGCCTATTGTCAAAAAAGGCCATACATTGCCGTTCCCAAAGTGAGCGGTATACAATATGGGATGGATCGCCTTGGTATTTTTCTGGATGCTTGGGTATATATTTACCTTTATAAGCCATGCCCTATTTAGGCATAAATACCATTGCAATGTCACGAACAAATCCATTAGCATCTTTAGAAGATCCGAGCCTTCTGGTAAGTGACGACTCCGCCCAGTGGCCTTCAGACATTATACCACTTGACCATTGGGTCCGGTTTACAGCAGTTAAGCGGAATAGGCCATGGCGTAATTCTTCCAACATAACAGAGGGGCTTTTTTCAATTTTCTTGCCAATTCCAGACCAATTAAATACATCTTATTCAAGCTCATATGAGATGACGGACATGGGCGCTCTTGGAGCAATAGGTGCCAATGTGACCGCCGGGGTGAAGAACTTGGCCGAGCGGTTCGTAGGAGGAGAGTCGATTGCCAACATTGTAGATTCACTAAAAGCATCGAGCTCCAAGGAAGGGGAAGCCATTGGCAAAAAGATGATTAATAAAGTTGGAGCCGCGGCCGCAAATTGGGGCGCACAAAACACAGAAGCATTGGGCTTTGGTGGGGTTATAAAACCAATAGAGTTGGGGATTGGTAAGTCAACTAATCCCCATAAGGCAGTGTTATTTACGGGTACTGACTTCCGGAAACATTCATTTAATTACAATTTAATAGCAAGGAATCTAGATGAATCCAATGCAATCCGGAAGATTATTTACCGGTTTAAATACCACGCT